CCACTCACGAACTGTACCAGTGAAAGCTGGTCCAGGGTTAAGTGTTGATGTACGAGCAACCTCTGCACCAGTACGCTTGTTAACAAATTTACCAGGTGAACGACTCCAGAAGAAGTTAGCACCCTTTGCGCCGTTAAGAAGATCACCAAGGATCTCACGGTCAATCTCTAGAGCGATTTGCTCAGAAAGAATCTGAGTAAGCTCAACCTCAGCGTCCATTGAGTGGTAAGCATTAAGGTCTTGAGCAAGCTCAGGACTCCAACGTGCTCTTAACTTACGTGTTTGTGCAGTTACAGGGATTGACTCAATCTTAATGTCAATCTCTGGGATTGTTGGGCTAATTGCTGAATCTGTTGAGCTTGATTCTGCCATGTTACTCTCAAATGAAGGATTACCTTTAGTAACTTCACCATCTTCAAAAGTAACTGTGTCAGCTTTAACGAAACTAACTGTAAATGTTTCGGCACCAGCAAGAGCACCTGAAACTTTAACAAGACATAAAGCAACACCTACTGCATCTTGTTTAGATGCATCTACTCCTGCAGCAATTGCTAGTGGAGACTTCTCATCAAGAGCAACGTGAGACTTAGCAACAAATCTACCGTCAGCATCTACAATACCAAGTTTTGTAACTCTTCTTAAGTTAAGAGATGATCCTTCTTGCATTGTTGCCGGAAGCGCTTGGACTTTGCTAGCTGAATGAGCTGAAATTGAAATCTCTTGTGGGCGATCTAAATCAATACCTGCAAATTTTGTATCGTCAAGTGCTAAACCTACAAGTGCATATTTTGCGCTATTTTCAGTTATATCTTGAATAACTTGTGAATCATAATCAATTAGTCGCAAGTGTTCAGCATTAGATGTATCAAGAAGACGTGTTGCTGTTGTATCAAAAGCTCCTGACTCTGCAGGTGCACCAATAACTCTAACTGCGACAGCTCCATCTGTGTTACCGGCAGCATCAACGACTTGGTGTGTAAAAGCAGCAGTCGCATCACTATGCACGCGAGAGAATCCGCTACCTACAAGATCATATTGACCGCCGATAGCGTCAGCGCCATTTTGAATAGCCTTGCCAGCCGGTCCCCCATAAATTGAATCACCAGAATCAATACCTCCTGCAGCACTACCGTATGTATAATCGAGGTAGAATAGAAGACCACTTGGAAGACTCATTGGCTGAATCGAAACTAGTTCGTTTGCAATAAGACCACCGAATACACGGCGAACGATTGGGAATGCAATGTTTGTGAAACCACCAACATCACCTTGACTCATTGTGTTTGCTTCGCGAAGAACTTGTGCAGCTTGGTTCTCAAGAAGAGTAGCCATGTTCTCACGATTTACTTCTTCCATACCACGAAGAAGACCAGTGCGAGACCATTTCTCTACGAGGCGCTTATTTTGCTGGCCTACGTGGCGGTCTCTAATACCTTCTGTTAATTTGTTAAGTGTAAAACTCATATGTTTATATCCTTATTTATTTCTTTTAAAACGGGTTAATTCTTATTTCTTAATGCCAGCAAGTGTTGCCCAACGATCAAGTGCTACTGACTCTTTGAGTGGCTGTGCACTCTTAACTGGTGCTGAAGCAGAACCAGGTCTTCGTCTAATAGCGCCTTCTGCAAGGTTTCCACCGCGCTTGGCGGGACGACTGCTTACAAGTGACTTAGAAAGGCTCTCAAATAAGATCTTAGCCTCACCCATAGTCTTTGCTTCATCTAATGACTCAACAATGTGGCGTTGTTGCTTGATTGACAAGTCACGATTTTGCATGAGCTTGTTAGCATAAAGTAGCTTTGCGTTGAATAGATTCATTTCAGAAAGTTGACCCTTCATTCCTCGAAGCGCCTTGTTGTACTGAGAAAGCTTGCTTTCTAGCATACGATTTCTGCGTATAACTTTTGCAGCTTTAATTTTAATCTCATGAAGCTTGTTGAGTTCTACACCGTCAACAAAAGCTTCACCTTCTAATGAACCGCCTCCGAAGTGATGCGCCATATCACGGGCTTCACCTTCACGAATAGACTTCATTCTACCAATCTCTCTTCTAAGCATATTTTCATCAATTTCTAAAACGCGATCACGACGACGGGACTCATAAACTTCATCAGGACCGCAGTTCTCTTGCTCTTCCACTTCATCCACTGAAGCATCAATCATTTCAAGTTGATCGTCTTCCATCATTTCATCAACTTCGAAAAGACCGTCCATAAGATCTAGATCTTCGTCTTCGTCGCTATCATCGCTATCATCGCTAGGAGAATCTTCTAGAGCTTCTTCAGCACGAGTTACAATATCTCTTAAAGCTTGCTCGAGTTCATCTGCATCTTTACCAGACATATCTTCAGGCATATCTTCAGGCATATCTTCAGGCATATCTTCAGGCATGTCAACTTCTTCGCCTTCTTCGCCTTCTTCGTCTTCTACATCTTCTACTTCGTCTTCTTCAAAAAGATTCATCTCTAGTAGGTGATCCAGCTCGTTATATGATCGTCTTTTAGACATATTGTATATCTCCTTATTTATATTATAAAACTCTTTCAATAAGTCATCATTATTTTTAATTATGCTATTACTTCTTAAATTTTTAATTTCCTTTAATAAAAGTTGATATAGCTGTACGTATTTTTTGTTATTACTAACTTTATTTCCATTACTTTCAATAAGCGTTTTAGCTTCTTTAAGTTTCTCAATACCTTCTTTGATATTGTTTATTTTTAAATAAGCTTCCGTAAATTTTGCATTTTTCGTTAATATGTTTGTAATTGTACTTTCATCTATTTCTTCAATATCTTCTGTACTGCAATCACTCTTATCTGCCATTTCTGAAGATTCTTTTTCACCTTTTAAGAGTTTTTCTTCCTCTTCAACTGTTTGATCTTCAAAAAGCTTTTTCTCGACCAAAGATTTAATTTGAGGTGTCATAGACTCAATAAGTCTTTGTTTTACTCTTTCTTCAGCAGCTAACTTAATTTCTTCTGCAGCTTCGATTGCCTCTAAATATAAATTGTTACTCATTATGTACTCTCATACTTTATTAATACTACTAATTATACACAAGATTACTAAATATGTTTTCTCGTATTTAAATAATCATTTCTTTCGTCATCATATCTTTGGGAGATTTCGCCCGTGGTCTTGCCGTTCTCAAAAGCATCAGCATCTTCTTGGTAGTTTATACCTATCAAAGGATTATGCAGAGTTTCGGCGCCATCTGTAGTTGCATTATGGCTTTGATAATAACCTTTATAATTTACGGCACTTCTACTTGTTGGCAAATGACCTTTAGGTGCAGCATCTGCTGTGTTTGTAGAAGCTAAAGGTTCACCATATGCATCGTCATCTTCGCTTCCTAAATTTTCACCTTGATTACTTGCTAAAACTGCAATTCTTCCGCTAGATGAAATCGAACTTACAGATGCTTCAGCCATTAATGCTTCTTTTATATACTCTTTTAATTGATTCTCTGCAACTAGTCTACCTTTTGGCTGATATCCTGCAGACATGCCAATAACTGCAGACATATCTGAGCCAATACCGCCTAAATAACCAATACCAGCGCCCTTATGGGCTAAGCTATCTGTTGGTAGTCTATTAAATGAAAGAAAAGCTAAGCTTTCGATTTCGTCATCAAGATCATCAAAATCTTCTTCTAGGTCTAATAAATTATCCCATTCACCTTTAGGCGAAGACAAAGCGTCACCCATGTTCCAATTTGACCCTAAACCACTCGCTTGATGTTTTTTTATAATACCAACGCCACCGCCAGGATTTGTATCTCCAACTGAAGAACCGCCTTTTGGCATCGCATTTACTGTACCACTGAAATAACTCATTTTTATTTTTAAGGCTGCTTATAATCTATTGGATCTTCGCCCAAGTCTTTAGCTTCACCTAAAACAGGTTTTGAGTCTGATTCTCCAGTGCTATTATAGTGCTTACTAAAGTATTGACCTATAGTAGCAGTTGGTGTTCCTGGTTCGTTTCTATCATCACGCCAGCCGAAACCTTTATTTACAAATCTTGTTGAGACTTGATCACTTGCTTCTGAAACAGATCCTTGGATCAGTTGATCTAGGTCTGGAATAACAAGGTTCGGTCCTTTTTTGTTTGGTTTGTCTTTTGCGTTTGATAGATCATCGTACATATTAGGCGTAGCACCGGCACTGTTCATAGAAACAATTCCCTCAAAGTCTGGATTACCATTTGCAACATTTGAAATGACGTCTAACGTGTTAAATTCTTGTACTGACGTGTTTAGAATATCGTCAGCATCAAAACCAGAAAATATGTGTGAAGTATCTGAGCCAATACCCATTTCAGATTGATTTCTATCTTTGTATGCAGCTCTTTGTCGATCTATCTGGTCGTTTTTAGTAGTTGCATTTGTAAACAAACCGTCTGCTTTTCTATATCCTGCCATTAGATACTCCTTTTATTTTTATTATATACCTTTAAGTATGTGGAGCTTAAGCTCTCTTCTAATCTCTTGAAGCTTTTTTAATTCTTCAATCATTTTAGATTCTTTGATCTTGCATGCTTGATAATAGTTCATACACTTAGAAAGAGTATCAGCATAAGAAGTTGCGTCTACTTCTCTTACTTTTTTAGCGACATCTGACGGGTGCTTCATCTTAAGCTCTAAAGTCTCATTAAGAC